GAAAAACTTGTCACGCAGGTCAATGATGGCGGGCACTAAAGTCCCTGTAACAAAGTCGGAGATGGCATAGAACGCAGGTTTGATCCAGTTGTTCCACGCGTCTACCGCCTTTGAAGCAATCCATTCCCACGCCGCCACGAACTTGTCACGGAGGTCAAGAATAATGGGGACTAAAGTCCCTGTAACATAGTCGGAGATGGCACTCCAAGTGGGTTCGATTTTTGCCCAAACTTCAAGGGCTTTTTCTTGGATCCAGTTCCAAATGGTGTCCCAGTTGTCCCAAAGGTATTTGACGGCCCCCACTAAGACGAAGATGGCGCCGAGTGGGCCAAGCAACACCAGCCCTATAAGAGCAAACGCTTTGTGTTCCATCATCCACGTCCAAATGGTGTCCCAATTTGTCCACAGAATGTAAATGTAAAGGCCCAGAAGAACAAGCCCAGCGACAATAAGCCCGACCGGGTTGGCGAGCATCGCGATGTTCAAAGCCTCGAAAGCCAAGGTTATCGCTTCGACGGCCCCCGCCACAAAGTCAACCGTTTTGAACAAAGCAAACCCGGCGACAATGGCCACAATCAGTGGCTCTAAAAGGTCCGCTTCGACGAGCATATCCACAAATTCGACGGTTACCCCTGCCAACCAGTCGATGGCGGGGATGAGGGCGGCAGTAAGAGCAAGAATACCGCCTTCGATAAGCAAGGCCAGAACGTCCACCAACGGTGGGATGAGACTGATAGCGAGATCCGCCAAGACGGGTAGGAGGGGCAGGAAAGCCTCAGCGAGTTCCACAATCGCAGGCATCATGTCGATAATCGCTGGAACCAATGTTTCCCCGAGGGCAGTAGCGATCTGTTCGACAACAGTTTTGAAAGCCCCACCCATAATCTCCAGCAAAGGTTTCAGGGCCTCCATAATGCTTTTGAACGCTTCCTGTAAAGGCTTCGAGGTGGCAACAACACCAAGCAGCAAACCAAGGACCGGACTGATTTCTGGGAACAGCCCGGAAAGAGGCCCGAAAGATTCTGCGAGCCGGGTCGACGCCAAGGCCACAATAAGCCCGAGAAGAGGCCCGAGGACCGCTTTGAATTCGCCGAAACCTTCGATGATGCCCGGAAGGTTCCCTGAGACGTTTTCGAAAAAGGAGATCAGTTTTTTGAACGCAGCAGAGTTGGCAATCAGTTGCCCAAGTTTTTCAGCGTGGGGGGCCAACGCGTTGACACCTTTGGTGAAGGCATTGAAAACTGTGGTTATCGCAGGCATGAGGGGTGTGAGAAAAGACGCGCCGAGACGGGCCATCGACGCGGATATGCCGCCCAAAGACCCGGAAATGGTTTTTCGGAGACCAGCCATTGTGCCGGTGAAAGCGACAGTTAGACCATTGAGCCCATCGCTCCCATTCAGAATCCCTTCCGTCAAGATATCCAAAGCCTTAGCGGCAGGAATGGTCCCCTTCGAGATCATATCCCGCATATCATTTGAGGTGACACCGAAAGAGTTACCAAGAATAGCGAGAGCGTTCACACCAACCAGTGAGAACGATTGGATATCGTCGCCCATAATTCGGTTAGCAGCAGAGATTTGGCCGAACACCGTTGACAGTCGGCTCGCAAACTCGCCAGCCCGCTTGCCCTGAGAAGCGGATGCCTCGCCGATGGCCAAGAGGTAGCGGGGAATCTTTTCGGCAGAAACACCCATGCCAACCATCTGTTGGGCTGCTGCGGCGAACTGGTCAAAGTTGAAAGGTGTACCGCGCACAACCTCCAGAACATCATCGAGCAGTTTCGCAGCCTTGGTGGAATCGCCAAGGGCGACAGTGAGGGCCACCGTGGAATCTTGGATCGATACCATACGATCCCAACCCTTAAAAAGAGTCGGGACCACAAACGCAGAAACAGCCCCGGCCATAGCGAGAGCCACACCCGAAGCGAACTCGAAACTTTTCCTACCGAGTTTCCCTAACTGGTCACCGACAGTGGACGAAAAGTTCGTGGCAGACGCTTGGGTTTTGCCGAAAGAGCCCTGAACCCCTGCAGTTGACTGCGAAATGGTTTTCTCGAAATCGCGAGTTGACTTACTCGCATCCCCTAACCCTTTTTGGAACCCGGCGGTCTCTGCCGACAGTTTGGCAACAAGATCAGCAACTATGGTCATCTTGTCACCTCCTAGAGCGGGCCTGAGAAGCCTCTTGTTCGTGATTGCGGATTTTGTAGAGGCCCATCCATTCCGTCAGTTCGGCAGAAGAAATCGGGCGGTGGACTGGGCTCCCTAGAAGAAGTTCGTCCACCGTCCGGCACAGTTTTTCTGCTAACTCAAAGGCGAACCGACGTTCGGGGTCGACGAGGAATCTTTTCCCGACTCATCAACAGAGTCAGGGGTCAGACCCGACAATCGCATCCCAACCTCGGCAACTTTTTGGAGGGCGGCACCAGACTTTTGGTTCAAAGCGTCCCTGTCTGCTTCCGTGAACAGTCGTTCACCCGTTTCTGGGTCGTGTGCTGTGAAAATGACCACGTCGGTGATGGCCCGAGCCATATCCGGCTTGCCATTCGCATCGGTCAAAGACGACATCAGGCGGCCACGCTCTTCACCGTTCATCGATTTGACGGCAAGTGCAACATTCCATTCGGGGATCTTGACGATCTCCGTAGCAATGTCTGAGGCAGTAAAGATTGATTCACGTAAGGTCACGAGGACACTCTCCTAAAGTTGGGGCAATGAAGCCGCAGGTAGCGGCCGATGTTACTACGCCCATACACCACGGGTGACCGCACCGGTCACCTGAAGTTCTACGGAAGCGTTCACAACGTCACCAACGGGCGATGAAACCTGAAACGAAGTGAGGAGAGCCTCACCCGAATACTTGATAAGGCCACTGGTGGGACCGGTGGGGCCATACTCGAAGGAAAGACTCGCGTTGGCACCAATGGCCGGGGCAAGATACCCTTCAAGAACGGAGTCCCACATACAAGAAATCGAAAGCGTCGCGTCATTGAGCCCAACCACATACGATTTGGCGTCGCCTGCGTTAGCGAAGGTTGTGGTCTCTGAGGTCTCGATTGAGCGGGGGAGCGAAACCTCATTGGCGTAAGCCGAGAGGTCGCGAAGCACGCCGGTGGAGTCATCTAACCAGATAACAGCACCTTTTCCATGGACGAAAGGCATAATGGTCTCCTTGGGTTAGCGTCGGGCGAAAGCGCCGACAAATGTGATGGAACCGGTTCCCGACGAGATCACCCATTGGAACCGGACGTACCGGTTTATGGTTGTTCCCGGCGCTATTGCGAGCCGGTACGAGGCTATAGTCGAAGCGGGAACGGAAACCCCGGCCCCTAATGCTGCGAAAGTTACGTTGTCTGCCGAGTGGTAGACAAAAAGGGTTGTCGCCGCTGTGCGGGCGTTGGCGGTCACATGAAACTGGTAGACGCCCCCCAGAGTTGTCGACGCGGTTTGGTCTTTGCTTGAGGCGTTGCCACTAGCGGAAGTGGAAGTGGGGTCCAGCCCGATACCAAGAGACACCCCAGCGTCGGCTTGGAACTCTGTCGAAAGAGAAACAACGTCCCCAACGGGCGAACTGATTTGCAGCGATGTGACCTTGCCTTCACAGAAACGGACAGGGTCATTGACAGCGGCGAGACCGGTAATCGCATAAAGGACGCGAGCGGTGGCGTCATCGGCGAGGATGGCGGCGAACTGGTCATCGATAGCGTCGGCGGCGCCATCAAACAGCCCGGAAAGGGACATTGTGCCGTCCTGCAACCCAACCACATACGATTTGGCGTCGCCTGTGTTAGCGAAGGTTGTGGTCTCTGAGGTCTCAACAGAGTTCGCATGAGAACATTCATTGAAATAACCGGAAACGTCGTAACCGCCAATAAAAACTTTGGTGGCCTTGCCGTGAAGGAACGCCATTTTCAATCCTCCGAAGGGAAATAGAGCGGGACAGCGTCAGGGTCAACGAATTCGAGGTCGTCGTCCGATTCTTCTAAAACTTCTTCGTCAATATCGGGGCGGGGGAAAGTGACAGTCATGGCGCCTCTTCGACAATCGCATCGGCAGGCTCTTCGACCGGCTCTTCGACAGGGGCCTTAGGGCCTTTGCCTTCGACCGGTTCGATGATCCCCTGCTCTATAAGCCACTTCACGGACTTGGTGGGAATATCTGAAGCAACCTCACCGGCTACAAGGTCACGGTTCGGCGAAAAAGATATCGGGATCAAGACTGTGTAACTAGACATTTGAGACTTCCAGACGCGATGGACTCGACGCCAGACAGGACACAAAGGTCACGGGGTCATCTGGAAGCAAGTCACGAGGACACGGATTGGTCTGAGAATACAATGCCAAATCCAGAAAGGCGATAGGGGCTGCCGGTCCGGGAACCCTTCGCCGCACATAACAGCGTTTGACACGTTCACCGCTCGCTCCACGCTAGTTGTTTAGGGTGGTTCGGCTACTAGTGCAGGGTTCCCTTGCCCCAACTTTATTTGGGGTAGACCAGCAATCGCATCGTAGCAGTCACCCCTCCGACCGGTTCTCCGCTTTGCACCTCGAGCAGCGAACCGCCCACGACCTTGTCAGGAAGATGGCGAAAATCCGGTTGCACCGCCAACAACGGGGGGACTCGTCGATGACTGATTTGCGACCGTACTGGTCAAGATTGGTAGGTTCCTGATCCACCACAATCTCCACAGATCCATTGGTGGCCGCCCATCGTTTGAATGTCAATCATTTTCGGGTGGAAACAAACCTTTTCAATCGCATCGACCCCGGGTTCCGCTATCGGGTACGCGAGGGAGATCAGCGACGCGATGCCCCGGGTAACCGAATCAAGCGACGCTTTCGTTTGCTCCAACTGGTCGACAAGAAGAGAAACCAGAGGTTTGAGAACATCCGGGTCGATTCCGCTCACAGCAACCACACCTCGAAGTTGACGCTCATCTGTTGGCGGTCATTCGCATCGAGCCCAATAGGGTTCACTGAGGTGGTAGGAGAAACCCGGGCGAACGCGACCCCCGACAAAGAGACGTTCGTGATGCCAGACAAAGAATCCCGACACGCCACCGCTTTTGTGAACGCGGCAGGGTAATCCTCCCGCAACGACCTTACCTTGACCTGAACACGGGGCCTGTTGATTGCGTAGAGCCCCGAACCCATCGTGAGGGCTGGCGCCTGCCCCCCGTACTCGAAGAGCGCCACACATGCGTCCGGGCTCTCTGGCATCAAAGACAGAAAAAGGTCTGTGCCGAGGGTTCCGATACCGTCAGTTTGGAGTCTTTCCCCGAGGGCTTCGAGCATTGTGGTCATGGCGCATCCAATACGGCTTTGACCCGCCTAAAAAGGTCCGCTTTCAGCGCGGGAATACCTTCAAGAACCGGATCTTCTAAATACTTGGCCTTTTTTCTGGTGTCGAAATCGTTGTAGACGGTAGCGAAATCGTGGCCGACCATCTCATGGACCTTGAAAGCGTATTGGGTGGCTGACCCGCCATAACCGATGTAAACGACAGCATCACCAGAGGAAGCGGGGGGCTCGACGACCCCAGATCGCTGAAGGTTGCCGGTGCGGAAAGGAACCTGCACCTGAGATTCGGCAAACATGTTCAAGGCGTGTTCGTACAACACTTGACGTTGCACTTTGCGAATCGCATCCGGCGCTTTCTTGAAGTACCCGGCGAGAGCGTCAAACCCGGTGATTGATAACGTGAAATTGGCCATGGCTATGCGAAGTGAACTGTCGTGTGATGGTCGCCTGCGGTGTCGGTGAAAGTTTCGATGGCAGTTATGATGGGCACCGTGCCATCTGGCAACGTGAGTTTCGCATCCGTCCCGATGGAAGGGTAAGCGTCATGGAGGTAAACGCGGCCAGAAGAAACCCGCTGCCGACCTTCCATATCCTTCGTGAGCCGGGTTTGGTAAGAAACCCGCCCCACATAGTCTGCTGCGGTACCCCACGTTCGCTGCCCATACTGGTTGGTGGTGGAACGCGCTTGAATGGTGACAGTGTCATTCATCATTTCGTCAAAGGCGGACTCTATGGGCATCCGGTTATTCCTGTTCCGGCTATTCCTGTTCCGATGTAATCCATTTGGCCAACAGAGAACTCTGCCCCGAGGGCAGTGCCAGCCTCATTCAATATGGGTGGAGCATAATTTCCGGCCTGAGCGATAAGACGATCGGCGAGGTCATAAAACTTTTGTGACCGGGCAGACAGGGAAAGGGAAAGGGAAAGATCCCCAACACTTTTCGACGAATCAGACTCGTGGGCCAGTTTGGCGGCAATAGCCTCCGCAGCGTTAGGTGCGGCAAGAGAAGCGTTGCCTCGCGCAGAGATAAGCCAATCGATCTCAGCGTTTGAAAGCAGTTGGTTGGCGGAGTCCGTGTCGCCTATGACGAAACGAACCTGATCTAACGCGCTGTTGGCGGGGTTCCCGCTGTATGTCCAAGCCATTTTCGAGCCTCCTAGTGATGATTCTACCCGCAGACCTGAATCGCATAAAGGGGGCTCAGGTTATTTTGGGACTTGCATGGCAGAACGCCACTCTGGGCCTTCCACAATAATCCACTCGGGCCCGGTGTCCGCCACCGTTTCGGGATCCCGATGAGACTTTTTTTCTTTCTGTAAGCACTCCTCCGCTTCCGCTTCTTTCAGCAGCCGACGCCAAAGAGGGCTTCCCATTAGCCGACAACTTCCAGATCGCCCCAGCCACGACCCTCGTAACCGACGCCCACACCGAACATGAGTTGCCCGGACGGCGAATGGGAGCCTGTGCGGGCTGTCCACCAGTACGAACCACCGTCCTGAGCCGGGCACTGAATGTGGGTGCGCCCCGAGGATTCAGAAACAACCAAATGGTGGAGGTGGCCGGTAACAAGAATATCGGCATCGGCGATCGGTTGCCTACCCATCACCTGCCCCTCCCACCACTTTTGGGCTTTCGCCGCAGCATGACCCCCGCCCCGACCGAACTGGTGTCCGTGAGCGAACCCGACATTGATTCCTGACACATTCAACACAAGGGTGAGATCGCGGGCGAGGACCGTGGACACACACCCGTACCGGACAGGGTTGGCGGCCAGAATCTCAGCCACCTCCTCCACCACGGCGAGGTCATCGTTGTCGGTCCACGAAGTGTACGCCTTACCGTCCCGCCGGTTCTCCCCATGGTTGCCGGGAACGGCGGCAAGAACAATCCGTGGGGCACAATCTGTAATCGCATCGATAGCGCGAAGCCACAACCGGCGAACGACCCGTTTCTGTTCGCGACGGTCAAGGTCCGCTTGAAAGGCTTGCATCGGATAATGACCGTCACATTGCTCAATCAGATCCCCCATGCCTGCCAGAACAATGCTCTCTGGGGCTCGACCTTTTCGTTTCATCTCTTTGACCTTGACTTCAATCGCATCAATACCACGGCAGATCCGTTCCACCATGGCTTCAGACCCGCCGCCTTCACCTTTGCCTGTCTGCCAGTCTGACAGCGGGACCACGAGCGAGACACCAGAATCAAATGGGACAGGACGCTTTTTGGGTTTCTTTTTCATAATGAAAGCACACAGCAAATCGACATCTACCGTGTCCTGCCCTACCGTTCGGGAACGGATCGTCGCCCGGTAATAACGAAGGCGGCGGATCTCCCCGCCACCCACATTCGCATCCCACCCTCGAATCTGAATCGACCCGGGCACAACCTCCGTGGTCGACGGGTTAAGGTTCCAGTCGGCCATCAGTTCAGCCCACAGGGCCATATCGGGCTCAGAGCCGACAGGACCGGTCGTTAGAGTCCCCTCAGCGCCATCCCACGCTATCCCCGGCTCCCAACCTTGCGGATGGGGGGCCTTCACCCTTTCAGACCTTCTGAGGGCAGCGTCGAGGTCGTCGGGGTTTTGACCCGGAATGGCAACAGCGTCATCAAAGTTACTCACATGAGCCACGTTTCTTCCGAACAGGTACACATACGAAGGCGATGGCGCCGCAGCGACTCGTACCGCATGGCGATCCCCAAGGTTTCCTTGACAGCCCTAACTATCGACGTGTGAGGTATGTCGGGGTTTTGGAGATGCTCAATCAATCGCATCCGAAACTCGTCTGACTCCAGACCGGCGATGATGGCACCAGACGAGCAGCCCCGCCGGAAGTACCTGTTGGCGTTGGCGGCAATAGCGGCATCTAGATCTTCGGGCTTTGCTGTTGGCATTGTTTTCCCGTCACAATATGAGGTGGGCCATAAGTATGACCTACCAGAGCGACAATGGCGAGGACATTGGGGTCTTGTGCGAGATCTGGTACCAGTTCCTCTACGGTTTCTTTTTTGCCGGTGCTTTTTTGGCAGCAACCTTTTGGGTTGGTGCCTCTTCGATAATCGCATCGATCGAATCAACAACTACTGGAGATTCAGGAACCACAGAATCAACACTAGGTGTAGATTCAGAGATCTCGCCCGGGTAGGCAACGCGCAAATAGCGGTAAGTGAGCAACTTGGCAGCGTTAGGCCACTCGGTAACATCAACAACCGTTCCAGACGCGATACGAACCCCGTCGCGGTCAAACGCTTTGCCGACAACATACTTTCCTGAAACGTGCTGGGCCATAACTTTTCCTCCTAGAACACGAAAGGCGAGCCGAGGTTACCCGACTCGCCCTTCCAACTTTTGGTAAACATCCGAATCAGGCTACGGCACTACCCAAGAAGTAGCCGAGGTCCGCACCGATGACCTTATTGTCGAAAGCCATTTCGGCTTCAACACGATCCGACTTCAGTTGCTCCAAACGGAACCTAGACACACCAATCGGGGAGCCAAGGCCACCCGAAACGCCAGTCCAAGAGAAGGAATAACCGGCACTCGGGGTCATAAGACCCGGAGAGGAAGCCACATGGCACAGAAGGGCAGACTTGCCGTAAGCGAACGAGTAAGCACCCGTAGCGCCTTCATTGTTGGTCGCCTTCACCGACGTGGCCACCAGAATACGGTCGACCCCGAAAAGGCGGGCGATCATATCTTCAGTGATGGCGTCAGCCGTGGTGTATTTGTAGCGGTCCACAATGTCGGGATGGTTGCGGAGTTTCCGCATAACCTGATAGCCGACGACAAGGGTGTTCGGCAAGAAACCGGTGGTCGAAAGAATCGTTTCCTTACCGGTTTCAATGTCCTCGATCGGATCCGAGTTGGTGTAATCCGACCAAATCTTGTATTCGCCTGCACCCGGGGTACCGACGACGCCAGCAACGTCAGTTCCCCACACGCTTGTGGTGAAGAAATCCGACACAAACTGGATTTCCCGGCGGAGCAGCATACGAGAAGTAACGAAATCTGTTGCTTCACGGTCGGGGCTCAGCGGGTTGTCACTGTTCGCACGAGTTTGGTCATCGATGTCCTTGTGGAAACCGAAAACGTCACAGTTGTACGAATCTGTTGACAGGTTGTAACCCGAACCCGCAGTCTCAGTACCGGGAGCGCGGCGCTGGGCCTCGTCACGGAACCAATCGTTCTTGGTGTAGGTGTAAAACTTGTTAGAACGCTTGTCGACAGGGATGGTCGGAAAGACCTTGCCTGCGATGAAGTTGTTCTGATTTTGCATGTAGGCGACGCTGATATTAGTCAGAATCGCATCCACATGAACGGCGTTGACGGATGGCTGTGGCATCTTGGATTCCTAACTCAGATCGCTCGGGTTGGGGTCGAGCAGTTGATGATTGCGGACATAATGTCACCAGATGCCGCCGTTGCCAGCGGGACACCGAGGACATACTTGGTCGTGTCGGAGACAGAGAGAGCGACAGCGGCACCGGCGGAGGATGTCCCGATGAAGAAGTTCGTACCCTGAGTGATGGTTCCGCCTGCCTTCAACTTGGTTCCACCAACGACAAGAACCTCTGCCTCTTGGCCTGAGGTTGGTGCGTTCTGAAGAACACCAATCGGAACGTCAGTAGCAGCCGCAACGGCGACCACTTGGCTTGCGGAGTTTTGCTTCACGAACGTGTATTGAAGAGCCGAAAGGTCGGCGCCCGCAACACGGGTGATTTTGACTGCGTAACTAGCGATTTCGTATGCCATGTTCAGGCACCTTTCTCGACGAGGTAGCGGTTGTAAAGGCCAGTGTTGTTACCGGCGATACTTGCAACAGCCTGCTCGAACGTGGCAGATGTGCCACTTTCAACAGCGGCTTTTGCGAGAGCAGAGATTTCTCCGTAAGCAGATCCACCAATCGATGTGGCGGACTTACCGATTTCGGCGAACATCCCGGCAGACTCAGCCTGAGCGTTGGCACCGTCGAGGGCATCCTCAACAGCCTTAGCGAGAACCGCATCCACCTCAGAAAGACGGCGAAGCATAGGACCAACATCTGAAGGGTTGATGGCAAGGTTCACCCAATTGGCGGCCTTTGCAATCGCATGCTCGTCGGCGCGTGAAGCGCGTTCTGCTTGAAGTTCGGCAGCGACTTCGCTGGCCTTGGTGAGCGCCTGCTCTGCTTCGTCGCGAGCGTCAGAGATCATCTTGACGATGGGCTCGGGCAGCGACTTCAGGATTTCTTGGACTTCGTCGAGTTCCTCGTCGTAATACTCGGAAGATTCGAGTTCAGCGATTCGTTCGTTTGCTTTGGCGAGAGCGTCTTGCGTCTCAGCGAGAATGTCTTGATTGTCGTTCTCCACGAACGCCTCCTGATTGTCGGTTGTTGCTGCTCTGATTCGATCAAGCACATCGGTGACGGCTTGCTGGTCGAAGGCTTTCATAACAATCCAGCCTTCTTCCATATGCGCGGGGTGATGAACACCCGACGTTTCTTCGATTCCCAGATCAACGAGTTTCGGCAACTTTGCCATTGATACTCCATAACGATTGAAGGTCGCCCCAGTGGCCCGGATGGGATACTGATGACGACCCTCGGGTCTCAACTGTGGAAATGGTATCAGGAAAACAATGGAGTCAAGAACCCCCCCTGACAGAATTTATGTTGGGACCGCGGTCATCACATATTCCTTGGCGATGAGGTTGCGGAGAACAGGTCAAGCATGATCGTGTGTTCGTCGTCGGTCTGTCCAGCGATCTTGAGCCTAGGATGCAGGGCATCCCCCATGACGATCGTGCCCCCGCCGAGCCGTCGATGACA